GGACTTCGACAGTCTCTTTAACCTTGAAGAGAAGTTCAACAAGGACACTGAAGCTCAAAATAAGCCGCTTGAGTCAAGGATCCAAATCAATGATTCTCTCACAGCGGCGATTGCAAATTACTCGATAGAAATCGAGAAGAGCGCGGACAAGCAAGTCTTAGCATCTAAAAAGGCATCAGACGCAATTCAGAATCAAATCAAAGCAATCGAACGGCTCTCGGCTGCGCAACGAGAACAGTTCCTAAGCGCGGTGTCTCAGAATCCGTTCGGCGCCCTTTTCAAAGATGCAAATGGCGATCAGCAGGTAGCTTCACCGAATATCAAAGCCAATACGAGTCTAGAAAGATCTTTAGGAGTGATTGCAGGTTCTCTCACTTTGATCAGCAAGGGTGCAGAGGGCGCTGTTAAAGCCATGAGCGGGCTTGTGGGCGCTTTTGCAAATACGATTATCCCAGGCATCGGTGGTATCGTCGGTCAAATTTTTGAGATCTTCGCGCAAGGTCCTGACAAGGTCCGAGAATTCGTTGATCAGTTTATAGATGCAATCCCAGTCATCATCAAGAATGTTGCTCAGGCTATTCCTGCACTGATTACTGAGTTCATTAAAAAGATTCCCGATCTGATTAATGCGCTTTCCGATGCGATGCCCGAAGTTATTGAAGCCCTGATACTTGGGATTCCAGACATTACAGAGGCGCAGATTGAGTCAGCACCTAAGGTCATTGAGGCCATGGTCTCGTCTGTTCCTCATGTCATTACCCGCATGGTTCAGGACGCTCCCCGAGTAGTCTCGGAGATGGTGAGAAATATCCCAAGCTTTATGAGCGAATTTTCAAAAGCATTTCTCGCGCTTCCTGAGCAATTCGTTAATGCGATGATCGATGCGCTCGGAAAGATCATACCGGGCATCGGAAAGGCGGGGGGAGGCGCACTTGGTTTTATTGGTGACGCCATTGGAGGAGTAGAGAATTTTGTTGGTGACGTCGGCGGTTCAATTGGAGACTTTTTTGGATTTAGAGTTGGCGCACCTACCGCGTCCATTCGCTCGCCACATACTCAGGCGCTCACGGCGATTGCGTCGTCGGCAGGAAGGAGCGCAAGCTCCGGCAGTGGCGTCGCAACTCAGACGCAGCAGGGAGGGGATATTGTCGTTAAGGCAAACCTTGTCATGAACGAAAAGGTTCTGGCCTCCCAGGTTCTCAGACTCAATAGAAACGGGTTCAGGTTGGCGACATGAGCAATTTTCAAATCATGGCCGATAATATGCTCTCGATCGATCAGCTGAACACCTATAACGTGTCAAGCTTCACTGCGGGCTATCCGATTCAAAACCTGCTGAATCCAAAGCGCAGGAGCAAGGTTTGGAGATCGGCGGGATACTGGAATATTGACTCGAGCAATAACGTCATCATTTTCCAAGAAACCGTTGGCGTTAATAAGACCGCGACGATAAGCCCGATCGCCTATAGCTCAACATCAGCATTTTTGGCGGCAATCGTCACGGCTATGAATTCCGCAGGCAGTTCGACATACACCTGCACGACTGATGCAACGACCGGTAAAATCAAGATCACATCAAGCGGGACCGGCGGTGGCGGCATCTTTACGCTTAAGCTCTCAAATGCTGGCTTCACAGCCGCAAGCATTCTGGGGTTTGCGACCGGGACCGACCTAACAGGTGCGCTTACATACACAGCGGATCTTCTCAGAATTCACACCGAAGAGTGGGTGAAGCTAGATCTTGGCACAAGTCTTAGCCCTAAGGCATTCATTGCCATTGGGCCGAGAAACCAGGCAATTCAGATTTCTCCGACAGCTACGATCACGCTTCAGGGCAATGACACCGACGTCTGGACTTCGCCATCCTATAGCGCATCGGTTCCATACAACGATTCGATTCTCGCGCTCACCGATACGAATGGTCTTCACACGAGTGGGCTTAGATATTGGCGACTGAAAATTGTCGACTATGACAATCCTGCTGGCTACGTTGAAATAGGCTGCATTTATCTTGGCGATATCTATTCACCTGATCGTGGGCGCGCGCAGTTTCCTTTGCAGGTCAATCCAGTTGATGCATCGACTACGGTCTATTCCGAAGGAGGGTACTCTTTTACGGACCAAAGAGAGCAGACCGACACCATGTCACTCAATATTTTCGGTCTGACAATTGCCGAAAAAGAGGATCTTGAAACCATAACCCGCGCGGTTGGCGCGTCCACTCCATTCTATCTTTCAATTGATCCAAATAGCGCTATTGGCTCCTCGGCAAACTATTATTTCAAATACGTGAAATGCTCTCAGATGCCGCAGTTCGAGTTGCCGTCGCCTGGCGTCTGGTCATGCAATTTCAATGTGAGAGAGGAGCTTTAAAACTGTGAGCGGATGGAGGGTATTCGCAGAAAGATTGGAAACCGCAGATGTGAGCAGTCAAAGGCTTACGCAGCGGTTTAAGCTTTCTAGAAATTACCTCTTATATGTCGTGCGCTCATGGCTTGTAATTTATAACGATCCTGCATTTACGTCGGTGAGTCTTGAGCTTTGGTCTGACCGAAGCGGGAGTCCTGGCGTTTTGATCGCAAGCTCCGATCCGGTCTTAAAAAGCGCAATCATTCAGGATCAAAATGGCGCGAAAGAGGTTCCTTTCACGTTTCTATCTGAAGGCGTCCCGCTTCGTGGCGGAGATTGGTATCACTTGGTGCTTTCGGCATCGGGATACACCGGAATCGAGTCATCGCATATCGGCTGGATGAAAGCATTTCCAGAAGAGGCATTCTATCCGACCTACCAAGCCACTTTTGAGAATCTGAGCGTTGCGCCTTACCGTATGGTTTTCGTTGGGAGTAAGATTAGATGACCTACTCAACGCTTCTCCCAATGCTTAACCAAGAGAGCGGGTTCATGGTAGTTATGAGCCCAAAGCGCAAGGTCACAGCGTGGACTCATGTCTCTGGCAATGTCTACAGTGCCCCATTTACATTGGGCTATGTGAGCGGGGTTTATAAACAGGCGACAGCACTTACTGCAGGATCGTCGACGTCGCCTTCATCAAATCAATTTTATTACGATCAATCCGCTCAGCAGATCTTCGTGAACTTAGGCGGTACCGATCCAACGACCACATTCATGGTGGCAAAGTACGAGATCTATTCTTCATATCGTGCAATGAATTGGTACCGAGATCCACTCGACAGCTCAAGTGCCTCAGCCTATTTCGAATCAAGCCTGCAATCAAAGCCGGTGCTTCCAGCCTCGATGTCTCAGGTTCTATTTGGGCACATGCCAGCTCAGACGGTGAACGTTACCTTTACCAATAACGATCATTCGTTTGATCCGCATCTCCATGAGTCTAGCTTTAAGGGCGCTGACATTTCGCTTTACCATTATTTGGGATGGCCACTTAGGACTGAGAATATCAAGAGGGTATTCCGCGGCGCGGTCTCTGAAATTAGGCTCATGGATTCAAGAGTTGAGTTCTCTTTGATTGATTCAATCAGCTTTTTGACTCAAACTTTTGATGGAATCAATTTCGGAACAACCTTTAACGGAACCGACGTCATTGAGTCCGGTCGTGCGTATAAGCCATATAATCACATCTACGGGATTGTTGAGGGAGTGAGGGCGGCGGCAAGATTTAACAGTACTGACGTCGATACAAATACAACGAGCGGATTTGTTTCCCATGCGGGGCTAAATAGCCAGCTAAAAACTCAGTACACATTTACAGTGGCAAGCGGAGCCAATTCCACCTCGCGAACGTATCTCACCAGCACGACCGGAATCTACATTGGCGATCGCTTTCAGTTTAACCGAGGTGGAACCAAATACTATACGGAAGTCAAAGGCGTTACCGCGACCTATATTGATCACGACGCAATAGGCGGCGCAATGGTCGCTGCCGATACAATCCTAACTTACTGTATTCGTAAGGCGGCTCTGATCGATCAAGGAGTTAGAACAGAGCTTTATCCGGTTAGGGACTATGTCGTGGGAGCAGACGTGACGGTTAGAAAAAATCGTGCGGGCGACATATTTTCGGCTTATGATCTCGCGATTCAGCCGCCATTTGTTATTTCAACATCGGCGGAAGTCTATTGCAGAATTGTCGGCGATCCATCGGTTGCGACAGTGTCAGGGGTTGCCTTTGCAAACGGAACACAGTCCGGAGTCAATTCGACTGCCGCTGGAATTATATATGACCTGCTTAGGACCAAGCTTTTAATCCCAGAGTCGGATATCAACACCGCGAGCTTTACGTCTGCGGCTAATGCTGTGCCAGATACTTTTGGGATAGTAACACCGACTGAGGGCGGTGCGGATTTCGAGACCTACTCGGACATGATTACGCGCATTTGCGCTAGCGCAATGCTTAGACTTTGTCTCGATGCGGACGCAAAGTGGACGCTTTCAGTCATTGCGCCAATGCCAACGGATGCGACTACCGCATTTATTGATGACGACATCGTAGGGGGAGCGCCCGAGTTTGAATTCAGCTATGACGATGTCCTTTCGGACGTCATCGTGAATTATGCGAATGGAGAAATGCCAAATCCTGGTCAAATCGAAAAGGGTTTTAAGACAGTCAAGGCGTCGTCGGATACGGCAAAATATCTTCACGGAATCACTGCACAGAAATCATTCGAATCACTTCATATCGTTGAAAGCGAGGCACAGACATACGCAAATCGGCTTGCGCTCATTTTTGGTGATCGTCGAGGAACGGTCAAAATTAATGTAGCGCGTGAATTTATCACCAGTCTGATCGGTGACTGCAGCTCGGTCACAAGAACCAAGATGCCTGGACTTACATATGATGGCGAAACCGAGCTCACACGTAAGTTTGTAGTGATTGAGAACGATCGTTCAAGCGACGTTGTTACGCTCGTCATGGATGATCAAAAGGGAATTGAAGACAACTCTGGGAGTTGGTGACGGGGGAAACCATGGGCGTAAGAGATTACCTAATTATAACAGGTCCAGAAACCCCGACGCTTCCAAGCGCATCGACACCTACTGGATCATCAGATTACGTAAACAAAGGATACGCAGACGCACACTACGGCGGATCGGGAGTCAACTCGCAAGGCACTATGAGCGCGCCCATCTCCATCACAGCGGCGGGGGGGATTACTCCGACTGCGAGCGTCTATGACCAGATCATGTGTGTTCAGGGCTCCGGTGGAGCTGTAGACATCACAGCAAATCCCCAAATTGTAGCCGGGACTATAGCTTGGCAAAAATTAGAGCTCATCGGCGCATCGGACACCAACACTTTGAAGCTTGATGATGGGACCGGACTGGCCCTGTCAGGCCCATTCATCATGAAAAAAGGTTCAGTGATCGGACTCATCTGGGATTCGGTCAATTCACTTTGGAGAGAGAGGTTCAGAAATGAAATCTAAAGCATTAGCGATTGCGCTTATTCTTTCTCACGTATTTTCGCCCTCTGTTTTTGCGGCAAGCTCAAGAGCTGTTCAGGCCGATTCGCTGATTTCAACGGATCGAACCAAGGCGTATTCGCTTCCCACGGCGACTGATACCCTGGTTGGAAGGGCAAGCACAGACACGCTCACCAACAAGACGCTCACGAGCCCAACCATTAACAATGGTACCGTTTCTGGAGCGGCCATCAGCGGTGGGTCCATCGATAACGCACCGATTGGATCGACTACGGCTAGCACGGTTAAAGGAACGAGTCTTACAGCATCGGGAACGGGGGGCTCTGGGTTTCTCAATCTCATTAATCAAAGTGCGACGCCTTCGACGCCAGCCTCTGGTTATGAGATCTTTTCTGATTCTAGCACAAGGCCGTCGTGGAAACTTTCGACCGGGCGATTGCTCAACTGGGATCTCTCGGGTCTTACGGCGGACCGGGTTCTGGCCCTTCCCGACGCGTCAACGACGCTTGTCGGGACAAACTCATCTCAAGTCCTCACCAACAAGGATATCGACGGTGGAACGGCATCGAACACCAGCCGCATTACCCTTCCAAAAGATACGCTGACGAATCTCAATTCGCTTACGCGCAAAGCAGGAACTGTTGTTTACGCGACAGACCAAGCAAAGCCGTACTATGATGATGGATCTACATTAACCGCTATCTCGTCTGGCTCCGCATCGGCTACAGACTCATCGTCTGAGATCACGAATTTAGGTCTATCTGCGTCCGTTAGTTCCAACGCTCTAACAATCGCTCTGAAATCTAAGTCGGGCACGGATCCGAGCGGCTCAGACACAGTAAAGATCGCATTTAGAAATGCGACGGCTGCAACGGGCACATATACACAAAGATCTGTTACGTCCGCTTTGTCTATTACGGTTTCATCAGGATCGACGCTCGGATCTACGAATGGAAATCCGAACTGGGTTTATGTCTATGCGATCGACAACGCAGGAACGGTTGAGCTTGCGGTTTCTGGTCAAAAGTTTACCGACCAGGGGTCGCTTGTAACTACGACCGCAGAGGGCGGTGCTGGTGCCGCCGATTCCGCACTTGTTCTCTATAGCACCACGGCAAGATCAAACGTGCCGATTCGCCTAATAGGGCGTGTGAAGAGTACCCAGGCTACAGCTGGAACATGGGCAAGTGCTGTCTCCGAGATATCGCTTTGGCCATTTGATCTTCAAGCGCCGAGGAGCAAAGTTGTATGCGATACCGGAAATGGATTTGGTTCCACGGCAACGAAGATTCGCAGATTCACAAATTGCACCACGACCGGAACGGCGATTACGTACAACCCAAGCAGCGACGAGGCGACAAACGGCGGATCTTATCGGATCAATGAAGATGGTGTCTATAGCCTTGTATGGATTGACACTTACGCTTCAGGCGCAGAAACCATGGGTTTCACAAAAAATGAGACGCTAGGAAGCACGGGCACTACCAACTTGTCGTCCATGTCGCTTGCGCAAGGAAAGCTCAACTATGTCGATATTCCTGGCGCGGGCAATTATGGAAGTGTCACCTGGACGGATACTTTTAGCGCTGGAGATGTGATCAGAGACCATTCAAATGGGGCCCTAAACGGTGGCGGAGATAAGACGCGTTTCATAATCACGAAGGTCAGCAATTGAGATCAAACCGGGCATGGATGCCCAAGGGGAGCAGTTATGCCATTGGATCATCTGGGCGATGCGATTACGTTTGGAGCTTTAGTCATTGGACATATCGTCTGGCTGATCAGACTTGAGGGGAAAACCAATTACAACGAGAGAGCGATTGAGAAGCTCGAAGTGAAGCACGACGCTCTCGATAACAAGATCGTAGAAAAACTGTCTGTGATCGAAAAAAGCTTAGCCAAAATTGAGGGACGGCTCTCAATCGAAGCTGAGGAGAGATAAATAAGGAGGGCGCTATGCCTAAAGAAATGAAACAGGTAGAAATTGAGAATTCTGGATACAACGTCATGGTTCACGTCGGAAAAATGTACGCTGCCATGAAGCAGGCTCTGGCCGATGGCTTTCAGCCCGGAATGGACCTTCCTGTGGCTGTTACTACTCTGATTCAGGAGATGCCAGGGCTTCTCCAGGACGCTCAGCATGTTGCGGGCGATCTTGCCGAAGACAAGGAACTCTTCATCAAGGGCTGCGATCTTGGCAAGTACGAGATTTACCATGCCATTAAGGGCTAATGGATGACTCCGACTCAGCAATTTTGGATTGCTGTCTTGGATAAGTTGAACTTGGGGCAAGTCTTGATGCTTTTGATCACCGCACTTGCTCCAAGTCCACTTCATTTCTTGCAAAAGAAACCGGACTCCAAGGAGGAATGATGAGTTTTTCAGCAATCGCAGCACTGATTGGGAGTATCGCCACAATTGTTGGGGGGCTCATCTATCTCGTAAAATTTACTGACTATAAGTTCACAAAGACCCCCGATGAAAAGAATCAGGACATCGATCAGCAAGAGCAGGAAAACCGCCATAAGGCAGAAGAGACGGGACGACCGGTATGAAGCTCGATAAGAGGAGTGCGGCCGTTGGCTCGCTTGTGACCTTAGTCATCGTTCTCGCCGGATGCGCGTCTTTCCCATGGCGCTACTATGCCACGCAGATGCCGGGCGAATGCTACGATAAGGGGACACTCCTTGGAAAGTCTGGATCTGATGGTTGGCCTGATCGCAAACTCTCTGAGTGCAAGCCTGATCCAGATCTTGCGCCGGGACAGCCGGCCGGAAAAAAACTCAAATGCATTACTCTCTTTGATGAGGACTTCTATTCGCTCAAGGCTGACAACGAGAAGTGCCACAAAGATCTAGCCATCTGCCAGGCGGGGCCGAAGCCGCAATGACGTTCACGCTGACGCGCAAAGAGTGTAGTCTGAATGGTATTTTCAGCGAGCTTTCGGATGAAAGTGGCAAAGTCCTCTTCTATACGCTTGAGCACTCCTATGACTGCAAGCCAAAAATCCCGGATGGAACATACACCTGCAAGCGGCGAGCGGCGAAGATTACTCACGGTGACACTTTTGAGATCATGGGAGTCGAGGGACACAAGGACCTTCTTTTTCACTGTGGCAACATTGAGAACGATTCAGAAGGCTGTGTTTTGCTCGGAATGGAAAGACGAGGGGCCATGGTTTTGAAAAGTCGTGAAGCCTTCGCAAACTTCATGCACGGGCTTGAAGGCATCAATGCATTTACGCTTGTTGTTTCTGAATGCGCCCCGGTAGCTTAATAGGCAGAGCACTCTGAAAAATTCTAGATCTCAGAGCAGATATCCGTTCGAGTCGGATCCGGGGCGCCATTTAAAAGCGAACTCCAACGCGCGCTTGAGTGGTCCACCAGGTCCTTGAGAACTCATCTTGAAATCGCACATGAGTGCCGTCTGACTGACGTGTGGCGTCGATATCCATAGTCCCGCTGTAGGAGTAGTATGCTGCCTGAAGTCCGAGCGAGATCTCTTCGCTGATGCGATAATCAAATCCGAAACGAGGAGTGAAAGCGAATTCTAGATAGCTCGTTGAGGATGCTGCAATGAGGTATCCGTTTGAAACCGTCGATGTTTCTCCTGGGCTTAGATTTACAAGCCCAAGACCGATACCAGCCCATAGATCAAAGCTTCCGATCTCCTTGTGGGCCTTTCCGAGTGCATAGAATCCGAGCTCGGTGTCCGGATGATCGTTATCCGAGTTTGATTTGTATTGGCTCCATTCCCCGAGTAGCCCGAAAGAAAGTGGAAGCTGTTCTAGGCGGTATAATCCTTCAAGCCCAATTACTGGGGAAGTCTTGCCTTTGGAGTTTGTTGTCGCAAGGGACGTGCCCTGATATTTCAGGTTCTGATCAACCTTTGTGTAAAACGTGACGCCACCGAGAGCTGTGAGATTGAACGACTTGTGCACTTCTTTTGTTTCTCCTTCGGCGTGTGCGAGTGATGTTGATACCGTTAAAGCCGCCAAAACTACCAAGACCAGATAGTGTTTTGTCATGGCTTTATTATCGTCGGAATTTTTAAGTAATAAATGTAGAAAGTTTGACGCTACTCTTTGATCAGGTCGCGGACCTTGCAGCCAAGAATCTTGGCCCACTTATTCATGGTTGAAAGGGTTGGGTTGGCGTCTTTGTGAAAAAGGCGAAAAACGTTGTGATAGGCGATGCCAAGCTCTTGCGCGAACTTACGCTTTGACAAGCCTGCTTTTTTGAGGGCGGATTCAAGATCGAGCTTAGCCATTCTCTCAGTTTAGAGAGGCCCTCATTTCTCGAAAGCCTATCAGTTTAGTGATAGGGGTAAGCTCTGGATACATGACGATTCTTAACGGACTAAGCTGACTGGAATAAATTCCGATAAGCTTACCAAGTGAATCAGTAGGGATCAAAATTGACTTACACCCCGGAGACCCTACTGGTCGCGAACCTCAGGACACTACCCCGAGGACCACAACAACCTTGAGTTTACTCTGTTTACGGTAGGGGGCTAGTGTGTCCGATTCGCAACGCGATGATTCCGCTAAGATTATTCCATTTCCTCGTCATCGGATCGTGAGGTGGCCGAGAAGGCTTTTGCGCCGGTCCCTTCCGCTGCCTGTCATAAAAAAGCTGATTATGGCACTTCGGTTAATTAGAAGCGCGATGAAAGATATGGACGCAGCTTAGGTGCTTTTCCGTTTTCGAGGGGGCTCTTGCTTCTCTTCTGAAAGCAGATCTTCCGCATCATCGAAGAGCTCGTCTCTCATCTTTGCAAGCTCTTGTTCGAGTTCATTGATCCGCGCGTTAGCTTTCGCGAGTTCATCGCTTTGTGGAGTTTTGATCGCCTCGCTTAGGACGGCGAGGGCTTCGGTGGGAGTGGGCTTTGGCGCCGTCTCAATGAGGTCTGGGTCCATAAAGAGCGGCGTTTCCGATTTAAGCCCCAACCTTTCAACGATCTTTGACATTGTCTTACGCTGAGGAATGTTTCCCGCCTCAAGCTCTTGGTAGGTGCGCAATGACAAATCGAGGAATTCGGCGAAGTCGGATTGAGTCCGGTCACCCCTAAATTCCTTCAGTCGATATGCGAAAACTTTTCTAAGCGAATCCAATGTTTAAATCCTACGCGGAAGTTTTGTGCGCTAAACCCGGAAGTTTTGTGCTTTTTTGTTGAAAAGACGCAAAACTTCCCGTATACTGGCTCCAGATGAATGAGCGTTTTACTCTAAACAGCGTAGAGTTGAGAAAATGGCTGGAGTCAGGCGGCAGGAAGCAATCCTTCCTGGCCCGACAACTGGGTGTCTCTGATTCTCTCGTGGACCTTATGCTTGGCGGCCACGTCCCGAAAGAACGCACCCTCAAAGCGCTCGTGAATCTAACCGGGATCAGTATGGAAGTTCTCCTGATACCGAAGAGCGAGGCCAAGAGGGCCGGTTAATTAGCGCACTGCATAATAAAGTTTATCTAAGAAGTCCACTGAAAAGAGTGGCGGGCGAAACTACGCCCGGAATTTGGAGGTCGATATGAAACGTTTAGATCGCGAAAGTCTCGACTGCTACGCAAAGCTCATGTGGCAGTGGGTTTGGTTCGAGCAATACTCTTACGACTTCGCTCGCGAAAGGCTCGCCAAATACGGCTTGAGCGCAGCGCAGCTCGACAGCATCGAGCGCCACATGGACAAGAACCGCGATGAGTGGTCGCGGCGCCGGGCTCGCTTGGAGGCCGCATGAAACAGCTTTACCTCAGGCAAGAAGGAACGCTTTGGGCCGTGTGGACATCCACTGGAAAGATCGGTTTGTTTTGCACTCGCCAAGAGGCGATCGACGCGTACGGCTTTTGGATTGTGAATAAGTGACGGGATTTTGGGGAGAAAGAGGACTCTGTGAAAAACGATATCTCAAAAGAGACGCTCTCTTCGATGCGCCCGAAGTATCATCAAAGTGAAATCGCCACGTTCTTGAAATGCCCGAAGCAATGGGAGTTCCGCTACGTCCAGGGACTTAAGACGCCGCCCAAGGCCGCTCTGACTGTCGGCTCATCAGTAGACGCCGCGGTCACTCACAACCTGGTTGAGAAGATCAAGACCGGCACCGATCTCCCTTCTGAGGCGGTCCTAGAGGCGTACTCAGCAAGCTTTGATAACCGCTCGAAAGAAACAGAGTGGGGCGAGGACGACGCCGGAAAACAAAAGGACATGGGCGTTCAGCTCGTAAAGCTTCACCATGAGAAGCTTGCGCCAGCGATTCAGCCCGCATCGGTTCAAGAGGAATTCGTGATTGAAACTGACGCCGGATATGACCTTGGTGGCACGATCGACTTCACCGAAAAGTCTGGGATCATCGGCGATACCAAGACTTCCAAAACTGCCTATGCCGAAGACGCTATCAGCAAGGCCCTACAACCAGCACTCTATGATTTCGCACATGAGGCGATTCATCAGAAGCCTGCGACCGGTTTTCGTTATGACGTTCTGATCAAGCCAACAAAAACCATTGGCCCTCGTGTTCAACAAGTCACCGGCAAGGTGACTCAAGCCGACCGGGAATGGCTTTTCGACACAATCAACAATGTTCACAAGGCGATCCAAGCTGGAGTCGCCACACCTGCTCCTGACGGCGCGTGGTGGTGTTCCAAGGATTGGTGCGGCTATTGGTCTCAGTGCAAGGGAAGGAAGTGATTTATGGCGAATGAAGTAATCGAGATTCATCAAGAACGTCCGGGTGCTCTTGCTCTAACTCGCGATGCGGTGACACAACTTCAGCAGCATCGTTCTTTGCTTATGGAGTACGTGCAATCCCAGCTGCGCAAAGACGTTGATTTCGGCATTGTGCCGGGAACTGATAAGCCGACACTTTATAAACCAGGTGCTGAGAAAATGCGGACGCTGTTTAGCTTGCAAGCCATGACAGTGATGGCTGACAAGGAACTTGATCGCCCTGGCAATTTTGCGATGTTCACTTATCGCACGGAGATTCGAGACAAGTACGGCAATCTTCTCGCGACGTGCGAGGGCTCCTGTAACTCGCAAGAAAAGAAATATCGCGAGCGAAACACTTATAAATGGGTAAACAAGAAAAAGGAAAAAGTCGGAACTGAGGCAACGCCGGTTTGCGACGTGCTCAACACGCTTCAGAAGATGGCGCAAAAGCGCTCTTTCGTGGGTGCCATTATTCTCGCAACGGGAGCATCGGATTTCTTTAACCAAGATATCGACGATCCAGAAGATGCCGATGCTCTTGGAATTGATCAAGACAAGAAGCCAGCGCCTGCACGCATGCAAGTCACTATCCCGAAAACAACCGCAGCAAGCTCTCAAAATATGGGTCAAGGAGCCGGAGATTTCGTTATCCCTTTCGGAAATCAAAAGGGCGAAAAGCTTTCGTCGCTCTCTCAAGAGGATCTTGCATCCCTTAAGAACTGGATTGACGGAATTCAAGATCCGAAGGGCACAGCAAAGCAAACGAAAGATGCGCTCTATGCGTTCTTGGGTGTCAAATGAACAATGATGATTTGATTCGCAAGATCCACGCAAAAATAGACGAGATATCGCTAGAGATTAAGGACGCCGAAGATGAACTCAAAGAGTCTGCGTTCATGGTTCAAGAGAATTACAAAGAATTGAGATGGGACGGGCGTCGAATCATGTGCGGCGACAAACCCTTAATTGAGTGTAAGTTCGATGTTCGCATGGAGCATTATAAAGACGTATCTGCTCTAGTATCGGCAACGCTTAACCATGCGGCGAAATGCCTGGGAGTTCTTATATGAGCAAGCACACGCCGGAGGTTCAAATGGATAACGTCGAAACAAAGTTGAGACAGGCATACGCCGAAAGACTTAAAGACGTTCGCGCAAGAGCAAAAAAGGAACGCATCGAAGCTAAGAGCGTATTTAATCTTCGCAAGGCAGCAGAGGCGCTTGAGTCTGCAGGAGTTGAGTACACGGTTTACAGTGATTGGATTTTTGTCACTGTCAACGTACCGGTTCGCAACAAGGCTAATTTTTCGGCGCTGGTCAAACGTGTTGCGACTGCTCTTGGAGAACAGCCAGATATTGAGGTCGCTCCAAAGCGGTATGTGGCGGACTTTAAGCAGAGCAAAGTCTATTTCACTATGTGGGATGCCGAGGACTGTCAGCTCATTGAAACCGAAGAGACAGTCACGCGGAAGGTAATGCGCCCACATCCTATGTGCCTGGCCGCGCTTAAAGAGTTGGAGGATATCGCATGAGCACGCCAAACCGCACATATCTAGGGGACTCGGTATACGCCGCATTCGATGGCTTCCACATCGTACTCTCAGCCAATGATGAGGAGCACGTGATCTATCTCGACGATCAAGTTCAGGACGCCCTGATTCACTACTTCGAGAAAATTCACGGCGTGAAGATCACGGTTGAGAAGGTGAAGGCGGAGTCTGCATGAACACTCACGGCTGGACCATGCCAAATGGGAAGCATAAGGGCGAGCTAATCACGCGAGTGCCCGTCTCCTATCTTAAGTGGATGGTCAATACTCGCCACACATATGCAGGTGCGGCTCAGGCAGAACTTGAAAGGCGCGGCACCACGACGCCAGAACTCGATATCTCTGGCCATGCGATCGATAGAGCATCTCTTCGCTGCCGGAAAATTTGGCATGAGACTCGAGGCGAAGATGAGGGATTGCACGCTTGGCTTTGTCGTGTGGCCAAGGAAGCTTGGGACAGTGGCCCTGGTTCTGCTCTGAACACCCGAGAGATTGAGGAGTCAACAGGAGAAAAGGTCGAGCACATGGGAATGAAATTCGTTTTTGAAGTCAGCGGCGCATGGCCGGTTCTCAAGACCATCATGCCGGCCAAGGCCGAAGGAGGCTCGAATGGGTAAACCAGATTTCGGCGATATTAAGAAGCTGATCCAGAAACTTGGAAGCGAGCTGAGCGACCTGCAAGGCAAGATCAGTGATGCCGAGTGCAGCATTTCAGAAGCTCAAGATCAGATTAACGACGCCAATGACTGTGCAGCCAGCCTTGAGTCGATGATCTCCGATCTAGAATCTACAATTGAAGATCTCGACGACGAAACAGAGACGGCGATCGAAGAGCTTGAAGAAAAGATTGAGGAACTAGAATCCAAGGAGTCCACTTGAAAATCTTCCAATTTAACCTCATGCCCATGGCGCTCATGGCTTTCGCTGTCGCGGTTGGACTCGTGCTTTTTGTGATTACGAGCGGGAGGATGGGGTGAGCCGGTCTGGTTATTCTGATGATTGTGAATATTTGGATTTATGGCGCAGCAACGTCGAGCGAACGATCAGGGGAAGGCGTGGCCAAGCCTTCTTGCGAGAGCTTGTGGAGTCTCTTGAAGCAATGCCAGAAAAGCGGCTCATTTCTCATGAGCTTCGTTCAGAGATCGGAGAAGTTTGCGCCATCGGTTCGGTTGGATTGAAGAGAGGCATAGATATGACTCGGCTAGATCCACAAGACCCAGAGCAAGTGGGGAGAGCCTTTGGAATTTCGTCAATGCTGGCCCAAGAAATAGTGTTTGAAAATGATGAAAAATATTGTCGGCAGACCCCGGAAGAACGTTGGAGTCGCATGCATGCGTGGGCAAAGAGCCATCTTAAGTCCGAACTAGAGAAGAGCGCGAAGGGGGAGTGATGAGCGACGCTAAAATTAGACGCCTGACGTTGGACTTTCCACATGGCGCAGATCAAAAGGCATGCGATCAGATCGCTCGCGATGCTCAAAAACTAGTCGGCGCTGGTGTTAGCGAAGGCGGATTCAGAATGATTTATATGCCAATGACTCTCGAAGAGGAAAAGCGTCGTGGTTGTGAGTTTGCCGAAGACGAAATGCACTACATTTACGGACACAAGAGAGATTAACCCCATGCGGGGCGGAGGAAACATGAACAGTGAAACAGGCGAAATTAAGAAATTGAGTGAACTCACCGAGGCCGAGCGAAAGAGCGGGAAATGGGTAAAGCTTCCTGCGGGCGTTAACTATCTTCCTTCAAAGCCGCTCACCAAGAGCGAACTGAAGCGCGAGGAATACATGAAGCGAGTTCTTGAGAAAAAAGCGGAAGGCCTGAACGTTTAGCGCCCATCAGTGCGAGGTGAGAAATGATTTCCTTAGCAATATTTTTAGCAGTTTATTTATCGCTCCTGTTTTTGCGTGAACAGAACTTTAGAAAAAGGGCGATGCGGGTGAGGTTTTAACCCCTTTCAAAGTGACCGGAAGGTAGAGGTAAATATGAACTATTTAATTATCGTTTTATCAATTATGGCGGTCCGGCATTTAGCTGACCTTAGGCAAAAAAGGCAGGCGATGAAGGCTAGGTTTTAACTGAGAGGTGAGTGTGGAATTACCAAGAAAGATTGTTGAGACAGTCAAGGCCGAGTCAGTGCGGGTTCACGTCAAGGTGTGCGACTCCGGAATCTATGAGTTACGCGGACCCAACGGACAGAAGATCGCTGAGCTTGACGGCGAGTATGTTCCGAAGTTTTTCCCGGAAGACCACTACGGCGACTATCTGATTTTGGACATTAATCTTGAAACCGGAAAGATCATCAATTGGAAAAAGCCTGAGCCCATCATTGTGGCGCGTGCATTTAATCTGATTGAGTCCGAAGAGTAACCCCTTTCGCAAAGTGACCGGAAGGTCGAGGAGAGAAGATGAAATTCAGAAAGAAGCCGGTAGTGATTGATGCGGTTCAAGTGGGCGAGTTATTGAATCACGCTGCGAAAAACTGGAAAGATCTGCCTGACTACATCGCGAAGGCATACGATGATGGGGAGATTATTTTCTTAAGCGATAAGATTTCTATTAGAACTCTTGAAGGCGTGATGATGGCGCAGAGCGAAGACTGGATCATTCGCGGAGTTGCGGGCGAACTCTACCCATGCAGGCCCGACATTTTTGAAAAGACTTACGAGGCAGTGATTTAATTTCCCGCGAGAGCGGGATGGGTGTGGCGGCGTGGGGATGAGGTGAAGGGGTGCTGATCACATCCGAACTCTCGCTGGAAGACACGCAGGGGTAGCTATCGACCCCCCCCTATAGAAAAGCGATGTAAGGCCGGTTCAAAAGATCAAGCTGGCTGAAGCGCGAGCACGGGAGTGAACTGGGTGATCAGAGTCACCGGAGTGGGAACCGCACGTTACGCGGACCAAGAGGTAAAGGGTTTTGACAGTGGACGATAGGCAACTAAGTGCGCACACACGGTAGCCGGAGCAAACTGGAAACTGTCCGCGGTCGGTCCGATGCGATATTCGGCCAAAGTTAAAAGTTTCAGCGGAGGATAGAAGCAGAACCGCTGGATGGGCCGCAGGTTAGGTCGCTCCGAATGCCTGTGGCTTTTTTAAGAGGAAGATATGAGAAAGTTGAACTTAGTGAAGATAAATACTCAGGACTTTGCGTCCTGTGAGTGCTGCCAATCTCATGTAGTACGGTCAATTTGGAAGATTTAAAAATCATTTGACCGCGAAGTGAATTGATGTTTTCGGAAGAGACATGAAACCTGAAATTCTAAAAAATGTTCCGGAGATTCTCAAACCGATCGGGGACGAATTGCATAAATACGTTCACGTTGACCCGTGTGTCTATTTTTTGGTTCAGGGCGCTGAGGTTGTTTACATCGGACAAAGCGTGAATATAGGTTCAAGAATTCATTCCCACCTGAAAGATAAACGCTTCGACTCTGTTTATTACGTTCGGGTACACAGAGAGAGTCTTGATGAGTTTGAGGGCGCACTTATCCGCGCATTAAAACCGTGTCTAAATAGGCCAAATAAGGCGCCATCAAGCATATTTCCGGAACGGGTGCTAAAGGCACTCAATTTGTCGCACTTAAACTACAGAGTTCTTAGTCAAGACACTGAAGAGATTCTTCAGAGACATGGTTTGATGTGAGGTAACGAAAATGAGCCAAGAAGATTTTAATCAGCTTTTAGAAGTCTTTCAAAAGTTGAAACAATGGCGGGACGAAAAAGACGCTGCCGATAAAGAGGCCATCATTCGGAGCGGCGCTCCGACTGCTCCTCAGGATAGAGTTCGGATTCACTGATGAACGGTCCAGAATGGCTTGGTGACAATGCGAACGCGATTGCGATTCTTCGCGTAAGCTCTCACCGGCAAAGAGATGGCGTATCCCATGAAACTCAGGAGAAAGAGATTAGGGATTACTGCGTCTTTAACGGCCTGAATCTTGTCCGAGTTGAGCGTCTCATTGAGTCTGCATGGGACTCTGATGAACGAAAGAAATTCGACGCAGCAATGAACGGAGCATTCCAGGATCGCATCCGCCATGTTCTTTTTTACATGTATGACCGCGAATCAAGAAATCTGACTCATGCCGAGCGCAACGAAAAGCTTGTCAAGGCCGACATCTTTGTCATTCACTACGTGAGAGATCGAAAGGTTTTGCACAGAGATAGCTCGGACTCTGATTTCTTTATCCGAGACGTGACGGCGGCGACTAACAAGCACTACAGCCGCAACTTAAGCACAAAGATCAATGATTCGATGAGGCAGAAGGCCGAGAGCGGCTGGTATCCATCGAATCGACCGCCGCTTGGATACACCACTCGAAGACTTTCCGACGAGAATGGGCAAGAGCTCAGACATGGAACCGCTTACGTTGTCAGAGATCCTGACGAGCGCAAGGTTAAATGGGTCCAAATGGAGTTTGAGCTCAGGGCTCGCGGGATGAGTTACGAAACGATCAGAAGGCTTGTTATCGAGGCCGGGTATTTGAGTCCAAAAGAGATCAGGCAGTATCGCGTGGGCACGATCGAGTACAGGATTAAGAACCCTTTCTATGAGGGCTATTTCCTTTGGAAGGGAAAGCGCTATAAAGGCAAGCATGAGCTGATCATCCCACAGAAGACGGTCCAGCTCGCGCGCGAGAACGCGGGCCAACGCAAGCTCCTTAAGGGTCCGGGCGATCATGGCGTCTTCGGCAAGGGCTGGATGCGCTGTGCTGAGTGTGAGTGCCTCATCACATACGATCCGAAAACTAAGATTTATAGAAGCGGAAAGAAGACGACTTTTCACTACTACCGTTGCTCGAACGGAAAGAAGTTTCACAAGAGCAAAGTCGGTATGTTTGTTACTGAGGATGTGCTTTGGGAACAGTTTGGCCAAGTGATTGATCTCATCTCGTTGCCGCGCGAAGCGGCTCAGAAGATCGCCCAGGGTTTAAACATTGCCCACAGGAAGGTCGCGGCCGCTCATTTGAAGCGCATTGATCGCCTGAAAGAAGAGCTTGAGTCACTCACGGCGCGTGAAGACCGTGCGTACGAGGACATGCTCTCTGCGCTTCTGGATCAGGATGCGTTCAAGCGTCAACGCGAAAGAATTCGGGCCGAGCGCGCTCGAATCACAAACGAACTTGAAGAATCAAAAGCTGCTTTAAGCGGCAAAACTTTAGAGTCGGTATCAAGTATTATCGAACTCGCTACTACCGCGAAATCTATATATTTATCGAGAACCGCGAGAGAGAAGCGAGATTTCTTAGAACTGGTACTATCTAACCCGCGTTTGAGGGGCAAAACTATTGAATATGATTTGAGAAAACATTGGGGTGAGTTGGTCAAAATGCAGGGAGTCAGCGGAATGGTGGTCCCGTCCGGACACTTTTCGGACTTATTTCCTGCGTTTCCAAGCGAAGAAAACGAATGATTTTCGCGTGATCAACTTACCCTCAGCGTAACCTTTCCGACCTTTTGGGCGGATAGAGCTTAGCTTTTAGGGGGTAGTTTGTGAGTGCAGTAAAAGCAAAGAAGAAATCCAAAACCGTCATCAAATTCGAGAGCCGGCCATTCAACCGCTATGCGTGGCTCTGTTTCGGAATCAGGCGGCGCACCGGCATGGTCCAGGTCGAGCTCGCAAAAGCTCTCGGAGTCAGCCAGAGCTGGCTTTCCAAACTTGAGGCCGGGAAGCTTGTGCCGAAGGAGCCCCAGTTCCGCAGGGTCCGCCGGGTCGCCCGGAAGGCGAGGGCGGGGGTATGAAAGAGCGTCCGATTCTTTTCAGCGCTCCAATGGTCTGCGCGATTCTCGAAGGTCGGAAGACTCAGACTCGAAGGATCTGCGCTTATCAAAACTTTCGAGTTGAGGACAACATCAAGCATCCGCAATGGGGCCCTGATTTAAGAATGCTCATGGCCGATTCCAAAGATGGAACGAGGGTCATCGTTGGAAATCCTGACGATACTCCTGAGCACGCTCTTTCGATCATCAGCTGCCCCCACGGCAAGCCCGGCGATCGTCTTTGGGTGAGGGAGACTTTCGGATGGGCGACCGGCGCAGGCAAGAGATTGGTTTATCGCGCTGATGGCGAAGAGCCGAAACAATGGTTTTACCCGAATGAGACCATCAAAGGAATGAAATGGAGTCCGTCGATTCACATGCCTCGGTGGGCCTCACGTCTGACATTGGAGATCACCGGTGTCCGCGTGGAGCGGCTTCAGGAAATCAGTGGCTATGACGCTCATCAAGAGGGTTGTCGGGGACCACTGGGCGAGTTCGTGAACGGAAAACCGGAATTCGGTGGCGGCCACAGTGTAGTCGAAGACTTTCGCGAACTCTGGAACTCACTCGCCGACAAGAAGACGAACTGGGCCGCGAATCCTTGGGTCTGGGTCATCGGCTTTAAGAAACTTTAATCATCAACTTTGAGCGAGCAGTTTGGGCGCTCATGGACCTCGGGGGGGTCTGTGGCAAAGAGATTCACAAACACAAACAAATGGGATGACGACTGGTTTCTGAGTCTCCCGCCGCTCTACAAGGCGGCATGGCAGTATCTATGCGACACCTGTGAGGGTGGAACCGGAATCAAAAAGATCAGCTTCCGCAAGATGAGTAACGACGTTGGCGGCGAAATCACCCTCGAGGAGTTTGATCGTCACTTCGGCGATCGTATTCATTGGGTCAACGAGGAAACGATTTGGATTCACGGCTTCATCAAGGAGCAATTTAAAAAGCTTTCGGTCAACAATAAGGCTCACGTCAACATGGCAAAGAACGTGATCGGACTCCTTGATGGCCAGGCGCTCTCGGACAAATCGAAAAAGTCCCTCGATGCCCTCATTACCTTTGTTCAGCAGTCATTCGACCCTCGACCGACACTCGATCGACCCTCTCTCGACCATGACCAGAGTGTCATAGGAAACAGGATACAGGATACAGGTAATAGGAAACAGGAAACAGGAAAAGAAGAAGGGGGTGTGGGGGAAACAAATCCGGACCCAGCGATCGAGAAGCTCCGCCTAGAAACCGACCAGGCATGCAAAGTCTGGCTTGAGACCCTTGCGCATCCCAAATTCAAGATGCATCGGAACAACGTTCTCGAGCTTGAGCGCAACGTGATCATGCGCGCGGTCCAGCGACACAAGATCACGGCAGTTGTTCTCGCACTCGAGGGAGTTCGTCAGGAGACGCCCGGCGAGACTTATAGGCCCGAAATGTTCTTGGACCTGTCTCGGATACTCGGAGACAAAAATATCCAGCGGTATCTCAACCTCGGCGTTCAGGCACGTAACAAACAGGCGGCCTCATGAGCAATCTCATACCGTTTCCAACGCCCAGTCTTCCTCCGGCGCCCGGAAAACAAATCACCTATCGATGCTTGACCTGCTTGGACTCGGGAATCGTGCAGGCGGTTCACCGGGAGAAGGGTGGAGCCCCCTACGCATTTATTTGCTGGTGTGAGCGCGGAGCGGGAGACCGCCGCAATTTACCGCGCTGGCACGCCAACCTCTCGAAAGATTACGAGGTTTGCGAATGAGCGTCCTAGGAACATGCGATTCATGCAAACAACTTGGCCTAGTCGGTCTCATTCAAAATCACTGGATGTGCGGCGAGTGCGAAAGCGATTTCAAGGCTCAGGAGATTGAGTGCCTGACCTGGGAGACCTGCTACGAGTGCGGCGGACGCGGCGTTGATGGCCACGACTGCGGCGAGGACACCTGCTGCTGCCTCAACCCAGAAGAAAACGTGATCTGTCCGGTGTGTGAGGGACTTGGGGGATGGGACGCATGATGTTCCCCAGGCGACCTGAAAAAACCTTACGCCGCAAGAAGAGTAATAAATTCGGCGCAAAGAGAACGGTATGTTCCGCTGGACATCCGCATCCGAGCGGACTGGAGGCTTCGGTCTGCGAAACGCTGATCTTGAGACAAAGGGCTGGCGACATCCGAAACCTCAAATGGCAATCCACGGTAACGCTAGCATTTGGGATCAAGTGGAAGGTTGATTGGGAGTTTGAGCAGAAGTTTGTCGAACGAGACTGCGCAAGTAGCCCGAATATCGTGGCATGGCTTCAACGATTCGCCGAAGCCAAGGGCGCAGAAGATCGCGGCTTTAAGCTCAAGCTCAGAATGTGGCGCGAGGGCTGCGGACCGGCGCCGTTAGAGCTTTGGAAGGGCACGGCTAAGAGGCCGACGCTTGTGGAAACGATTTATCCGAAGAAAGAGGAAGTATGAGGGAAAAAGAATTGTTCAGGTGTTCAAACTGGACGATGTGCAAACGCACGACAATGCATCGATCAGGCAAGTGCATTGAGTGCAGGAAAACGAATTGCAGAATTCCGGGATGCGAGAAGAAGTTCTTCTCCTACGGCAAGTGGGAGCTCTGTGACCTTCACAGAAAGCGTGTGCGCGATCGGAAAGAAACTCAGTGGAGCGTGGCGGTATGACCTACGCCGAATTGAGGGAAGAGATCTCTGCTTGGGTATTGAAAACAAAGCGTGAGTATTTCTTGAGTCTGATCACCAAGGCCAACGGAGGCGTTTGTCGGGCTGCAAGGCTTGCGGATATGGATCGTTCAAATGTTATCAGGGATGCAAAGAACTGTGGAGCCTACCAGGCTTACTTTCCGGATGCCCATAAAAAGGCAGAAGCGAGAAGAGCCGTTGCAAGGATTTGGGGGGATGAATGACTGCAAGTGAAATAGTCCAAAAGATGATGAATGACTTTGAAAAGAAGTCCGGAAAGAAGCCGACTGATATCACGCTGGCTCCGACACTTTATGACTCATTGAAGGCGGAGCTGAAACGACAGATTCCAGAGGGTATTGAGATAGATTACATCAAGATTCGCGGCGTGCTGATTCAAAGGCAGGTGCTTCAATGAGCAAGCGCATAGAGGAAATAAAATCCCGTCTTGAGAAGGCGACGCAGGGACCTTGGCGACAGGGTGACGAAGAAGAAGGATGCGAGAACGTCATCATGGATGACGGCTATTGGTGGAGCTATTCTCACATTCCGCTCGATAATCCGCCTTCTAACGTGCGCGACGCCGAATTCATCGCCCACGCGCCCGAAGATTTGCGTTATCTCCTAGATCAGCTAGAGCTTTATCGGAAAGCGGTTGAGGAAGATGCGTTGCTGGCCAAAATCAGGGAGTGGAAATTTCACTGGATGATGAAAGAGCCGGGATATCAAGAGCGAGCCTTCGACATCGACGCAAACATGATTCATGACCTTGCAAGGCGACTCACCACACTCCTCGGCGGCGAGGGGGTTGTATGAAACACGAACTTAAAATTTTTCCAGAGCACTATAGGCGCGTGGCAGCTGGTACTAAAACATTTGAAATTAGGAAGAACGACAGAGTCTTTCAGAAGGGCGATGAAGTTCAATTGTTCGCATATCACCCAGAACACAGCTATTTGAACGAGAAGGAATTTCCGCCTCTTTCCTATCGAATTGGAGATGTCTATCCAATCGATTCTGAGCGGGTTGTTTTCGGCTTACTGCCAATGGAGCCTAAATGACCCAGCTCAGAGAGCGCTGCGAAGCGCATTACTTTAAATCCGTGGATATCGCGACCGCACCGGATTGGACCCGTGAGAAAGAGATTGATGCTTTAGAGGCGTTTGCCAAAGAGATCCGGAATGAGGCGTTGGAAGAGGCGGCGAAACTAGCTGACGAACTCTATAATGGATTTCATAGTCCATACGAGTACGCAGAAAACGTTCAGGATCGCATCCGCGCTTTGAAGGAGTCCATATGAGCGACTACTACAAAGAGTACATAGAAGCATGCTGGACCAAAACGTGTGAGAGGCAAAAGCAAGCACTGGATGAGCTATGCGCAACGCGCTGGTACGAATATCTATTCATGCCGTGGAGATGGTATAATCGCTGGCTGCGTTTTGTTGTTCTCTGCGAAAACGAGCGTTTCTTTTTTGGAGTTCTGAATGGGTGCTCCGATTTCGACAAACACGAAAAGTGATCATGGAACAAGGCAAGTCTGAAGTCACTCAGCTGAACATGGATGAGATCTACCGAGAGTGGCGGGGAAAGGTGCTGTCCCTGATTAAACGCTATCTTCCGAGCGATCCTGAATTAGCTGAGGAGCTAACAAATGAGGTCTTTATAAAAGTATTCATAAAGCAGGAGCAATTTGACCGGAGCCGTAAGTTTAAGGACTGGTTATATGAGATCGCTAGAAATCACGTTCGTGATCACAGGAAAAGCATCAAGGCAAGGCCGGTAACGGTTGTGACCGAAGAGTGGTTCGATATCCCAGATGATCGCTGCACGCCTGACCAGGAATTCGCAAGAATTGAGCGAGTCGCGCGCTTGCTGGAAAAAATGAACAAGTTGACCGAACTGCAAAAGGAGGTCATCGATTTGTTCTGCTTTCATGGTCTCGGTCATGCGGAGATCTCAAAAGAGATTGGAATCAGCGTGCCAGCTGTAAAAGGCCTCATTTTCAGGGCGAAAGAGGAGCTTTGCAAGAAAAGGAGAAAAATCGCAATGCGTGATCAACTGCGCGGGGTTGGAGGTGGGAGATGAGCCTCTATCATAGCTGCGAAACATGCGGCAGGTCAGTCGAGTTTGGACGTGAGAATCATCACGACTGCGAATATGGGACCAAGGTTAAGCGCGAGATTGCCGCGCTCAAGGCAGAATTGGAAACCCTTAAGAATCATCACGAGGTCCAAGTGGGTCTGGCCAAAATGTACCAGAAACAACGCAACGATGAGCGCGAACGAAATGCGAGGCTCGTGTCTACTCTTAAGAAAATGGTTTTCATCGGCACAAAAGGGACTTCTATTATTTGGCCAGATAAAACTCGGGTTGAGTTGGTAAAGCTAGCGAACGAAGCCCTACAGAGCGCCGCAAATCAAGATGTAACGGATAATGGCCTGAATCGTAACAACTCCGCAAAACTTGATTGTTGTGACGTTGATAGCAATGAGGGGAATGGGTGATGGAAAAGCAAACGGTTACAATACCAATTAATTTGTTTCTTAACCTGATTGCCGACTTCTCTCACGCGGTTGGATACATCGATGGAATTAAGCCGGATACAAATCACTTCTATCGCGACTCCTTGGATATGGCGATGGAAGGCTTTCAGAAGGCAATGGAGCAACCCCGCTCCGATGAGGGGAAGGCGTGAATGGGGAGCTGTATCCCTGCCACCCAGAGATATTTGAAAAGACCTACGAGGCTGTCTAGCCCCACATCCCGCTCATGCCGGAGAAGCTGAGTCGTCTCCGTTTTGTCTCAGATCAGCCATAAAGCAGCCATAAAAGCCATTTTAGCTATACTTGACATATATACAGAATGTATATACAATGGTTTTATGAGTACGGTGGTTTGGTTAGACAATGGACTCAAAATCAAGGTCAATGCAAACGACCATAACCCACCGCACGTCCATGTAGAAGGCAATGGCGGCAAGGTTCGAATCAGGCTAGACACATTTGCCGAGATGAATGGAACCAGGGGCTTTGGTCCTAGAGATGTTGCCAAAATTAAAATGGCGGTAAGGTATTACGCCGACCAACTTTGGAGCAAATGGAATGAGTACCATGGCAAAGAAGAGTAAGAGAGTTCCAGTTATCCGCGACGGGAAAAGGACTTACAAAGTCCAGCGCGAAGATCGCTTGGGTGATTGGCAGTTTGATCCAAGCAAGGCAAAGGTCTTGATCTCAATCAGGCTGGATGGCGAAGTGCTTGAGGCTGTGAAATCGGCAGCAGCATCACGCGGGATGAAGTATCAAACGCTTATCAATGAGCTCTTGAAGCGTGAACTTCTAGGCTCACCGAATGAGAAGCTTGATCTTAAGAGAGCAATCTCTGAGCTTGAGGCTAGAATGAGTGCTCTTGAAGGGATTGGAAAGAAGGCGGGATGAGTGAACTGAGAATGTGGCAAATGGTTGCGGGATGGTTTGCGTTTACGACGGCGGTTTTTCTTGGGGCGGTCGCATGCAAGGACATCAATGCGCGCGCCAACTCAAGGGGCAATATCGATGACGGGATTGAAATCAAGTACAAGGTCGGTCCCGATGGCTTGAACTGCTATGTGGCAGTGAAAGACGGCAATCCCGGGGGGCTTTGGTGCAGGTGAAAGGCCGGGTAAAACCAGAAGCGACTTCTGGTATAATGGACCTCAGGGCCCGAGGGCCTGAAAGGAACTCTTATGGAATTTGATTATGACCATTGGGAGGACATGCCGGATCGCGACCGGGACAGTATGGTCGCCCAGAAGGTGATGGGACATCGGATTATCGGACAAAAGGAAATAGGAAACGATCGCGAGTATTACATTGGCGATTCTGGACAAGGCCGAGTTTTGCCGCATTATACGTCGGATCCAGAGATTTGTGAAAAAGTGGTCGGCGAGATTCAAAGACGAGGGCTCATGAAATACTATCTTGCAGAACTCGACCTGATCTTGAACCCCGATGGCCCAGTGACGATTCGGGCAACTCCAACGGCAGAGCATGCTGCAGCAGGCTGTTCTGATAAGTGTTTTGCCGCAATCAAAGCATGCATTAGAAATAAATGAAACTCATCGAAAAACTGGCGGAAGATGAGTGGAATAAGTACGTCGCGGATAAAGCTTGTTGCCCGGAGCATCTCGCCAAAGCGATGTATGAAGTAGCCTTTCGCAAGGCGCTTGAGATGGCGGCGGAACTGTTAACTGGCCCGGCCCGATTTGTAACCAGACCTCATTACGGTTCTGAATTTCAGAACGCTCGCGAAGAATGCGCGAGGGCAATTAAAGAGCTCGGCGAGGAAAAAGTATGAAAGCCGGACGCGAACTAGATGCACTCGTCACTGAGAAGGTGATGGGATGGAACAACAACCGGGATAACCCTCGCGAGCCAGGAATGTGGGGAATTAACGATTATCGCGCAGACGGTTCGCCGGTATTGATGCCTGACTTTCCCTGTTACAGCACCGACATCGCCGCTGCTTTTGACGTCGTGCAAATAATCAAGGAACCGATTTCGCTTGAACGCGAACTAACGTGGGATTTCACCATCGAGTTCTGGTCTGGTCTATGGCACGTGGGCTGGAAACGATGGGAGGACGACTGGTATATTGAATCGGAAGCTGAAACGCTTCCTCACGCCATCTGCCTAGCTGCGCTGAAAGCCAGAGAGGTTAAAATCTGAACCCAACCGTTATCTATCCCGACACGGACCTGTTTATGGGTTTCACTCTCCCTGATCACGAGGAGTTTGATGAACGCGTGGCGATCATGATGGCAGATGGAATTCCGGAGGATGAGGCCAAAAAGGCCGCGTCTGAGATAATTAAAAGGCGTCATGCGATCGAGCGTAGGGCCTGGTAATGGCGCACAGCTTGCTTGCATAATTATGCATGGCAAATCCCAAAGAGCTTGAAGCCCTGGAATGGAAAATCGCGTTGCTCGCGTTCGAGTTTCAGAACGTGAGTCTTAAAGAGGTTCAGCACATCGTTAAAGTCGCATGGGTCTTTGCGCCTGAGGACAGGCTGAATACGGAAGGCCAAGGGCCAGAGGATTTACTTCGCGCGAGTTAGCGGCCTTTAGGCGTGCTTCACGTTTTGCTTAGATTCCAAAAACTCTTCAATTTCATGGAAGCCCTTTAAGAACTGATCGCGCGCCCAGTCCTGATAAATGAAGCCCTTTCGCTTGGCCTCATCGATCTTCTGAAAGTGGTCGTCATCCAAGACAACGTCCACCTTTCGCACAAGTTTCCCAAACTTCCTCGCGTACTTGCTCACTGACATCGTGTCACCCCACTCTGTATTTTGATCTAATTAAGCCCACAAATGCGGCAATTTTCAACCATTAGATCGTATTAGAGATAATTAGAATTAATACGATGTGCGCTGATCGCGCTCCGCCTTCATGATTTCATTTCGGGACAGAGATGAGGATTCATCATGGCACGGCTCCAGCGCGATACCACCGGCTCGCGCTTCTCTGTCCTCGGTTTCTTGGGGGGAGAAAAATGCCGATTCGATTTGGACTTGATCCTGAAGAGTGGGCGGCGTTCGTTCTGGTGGCGCTTGCCCTAATTTGCGTATGGGCGGCAAGCCGATGAGCGCGGAAGATCATCGCATTCGAGTGTCGGTTCCAAAGATCCCAACAACGGGCTCGGTGTGCCCAAAGAAATCAGCCCTGATCGATGAGCTGATCAAGAAGTACGATTCCGATGAGAAACCAAAGAAACCACGGAAGGAACCTAAGGCTAAGGAAGGCTACCTAAAAAATGGCCCGTGAACACTACTGCGCAAAGTGCGGGAGACTTATCACAACGATCCACATCATCATTCCCACAACCGGGCTGAGATACCACCGGGAGTGTGAGCCGCTCAATGAGCCTATCGAGGTTCTCGTCTCGACAGGTGGAAGAGATTATCACTGATGACCGTTATCAATATCAACAAAAACGCCCCGCATTTCATGCTCGCAGCGATGTGCCTTGCCTGCAACAAAAGATGGATCGCGCTTGTGATCGCAAAAACAAGCCTCTTTCATCTCGAATGCCCTGAATGTCACGCCGAAAACTCATTCGCGACGTTTATGCCGCAGGCTTATTTAGAGGAGATTACCTGACATGAACATCATTGAAGCCATTAAGAGTGGGAAGCGATTTAAGCGAAAAGGCCATGCTCTTTGGTCAGATGGGCCAAAGTACTCAGTCATGGTGACTATGGATTGGAGCGATATTGTTGCTGACGACTGGGAGGTGGAAGAGAAGATGATTGAGATTACGCATTCTCAGTTCTTTGAAGCCATTGATCGCGCCGAGAAGAAGTTTGATGGCCATCTTGGTATGAAATGGCTTTTGGCCCAGGAGCTAGGCCTATAGCCAAGGGCAAAAAGACCGGCGGGCGCGACTTTGAGCCCGGCCGGTCAGGCAATCCACACGGTAGGCCAGCGCTTCCTGAAGATGTGAAGGAGGCAAGGTCGATTACGCGATTAGAGTTTGAACGCACAATGAATCGGTATCTCTTTATGAAGCCAGATGAGCTTGCAGCCGTAGTTGAAGAACGTCAGGTTCCGATTCTTGATCTACTTTGTGCTTCGATTTCCATGAAAGCGGTTCAAGAGGGCTGTCAGCATCGGACCGATTTCATATTAACTCGTATGATCGGAAAAGCGCCGGAGCGAACGGAAGAGAGCGATGTTCGTAAGCCAATCATTCTTGCTTATCGGCTAGACGATGAGGAGTTCGAATGAGCGAAATCCCGTCATCAATTCCAACGCTATCGAAGTTCGATCCGCGCCAGGTGAAATGGCAATTCAGAGCGATCAAAGACATCCGGTGTAACTTCGACTACTCGCAAGGGTTGCATGAAGTCCTGCTCTCTGGCGCCGTTGGATCAGCGAAATCGATATTCATGGCACATGTTATCGTCACGCACTGTCTTTTATACCCAGGAGCCCACTTTGGTATCGGTCGCCTTACGATGCCTGCTCTTAAAAAGACGCTGCTTGATGTGATTCTTAAGCACATGGGCGATGAGGTCTATTACATTCACAACAAGGTTGAGGGCATCATCAGGCTGCCGGACTTTCACTCCCAGATTTCTTGCTGGTCTTGGAAGGACTTAAATTACCAGAAATTCAGATCCAATGAATTTTCTGGATTTGCGTTTGAAGAGCTCACCGAAAATCCAAGCAACGAAGTTTATCGAGAAGTGAAAATGCGCTTGGGCCGCCTAAGTCACGTTCCAGAGTGTCTTCTCATGGCTGCGACAAATCCAGACGACCCTGATTCTCATTGGGTCTACAATGATTTGATCCTACCGTTTGAGAAAGCTAAGAGCGCATGAGTAATCTTCACGTTTATTACTCAAAGACGCGTGACAATAAGTTCTTGCCTAAGACCTATGTCGAGAACTTGGAGAAAGATCTTGATCCAAAGATGGCGCTTCGGATGCTTGAGGGTCAGTGGATATCTATCGGACAGGGCAAGATCTATTACGAGTACTCAATCGAGCGAAATTATAAAAAGTACGATTACGAAATCAATGAGCGTTGTCCGATCAATATTCATTGGGACTTTAACATTGGTGATGGAAAGCCGATGTCAACGTGCCTCTCCCAATATATCGATGACCAGTGGCATTTCTTCGAGGAGGCTGTCATTCCAACAGCCAGAACGAAAGAGATCTTAGACGAGTACTCTGAACGCGGGCTGTTTGAGAAGCCCACTAAGTTTATTATTTACGGCGACTGCAACGGCAAGAATAGCGACACGAGAAATAACAAATCCGATTACCAAATCATTCGTGATTTTTTGCAAAAATATACGCGTAAGGATGGCAGCAAACTTGAGTTTGAATTCAGAGTGCCGTTGTCAAACCCTGAACTTAGAAAGCGTCATAACACCGTCAATGCATACATGCTGAATTCGCTCAAACAAGTGCGCCTCTTTGTCTATCAGAAGTGCCAGAAGCTCGATCAAGGCTGGCGTCTGACAAAGCTCAAAAAGGGCGGTGACTATATCGAAGACGATTCCAAGGATTACCAGCACGTCACGACCGCGGCAGGCTACGGGATTATGTGGGAGCACAGAGCAAAAGAACGCGAGCCACAAAGGATGATTCAACTCTAAGAAGGAAGAGAATATGAGCCTAAAAGAAGAGCTAAAGCTTGTAACAGATCAATACGAAAAATCAAAATCAAGGCTTGAGCATAACGAGAAGCTATTTAATATCCATGAGGGCGATCTCTTGGGATACGTTCTTGAGGCGCTGCAAAAGATGCTCTCGACCGATAGCTTTAAAGAGGCAGAGAGCCACGTAGCACCAATCAACGTTCTTAAGCGCATGATTGATAAGCTCTCAAAGCTATATGCAAAGACGCCCAACAGAAAGCTCTCAGACAATGCGACCGAAAACGATAAGGCACTCTTTACTGAACTCTATCAGGCGCTCGATATCAATACCGTCATGGGCGTTGCAAATGAGTTCTTCAATCTATTCAAAAATGGATTCATTGAACCGTTCCTTGATCAAGGCGTGCCAAAGCTCAGGGTGATCCCATCGGACCGCTTCATTGTGTATTCGACGGATCCAGTCAATCCACTTAGGCCCACGCATTACTCTAAGATCATGGGCGTTGATAATCGAAACGGTGACGTCAAGACCATCTTTTACACCTACACAAAAGATGAGTTCCTGATTCATGATCAAAAAAACAATGTCCTAACGGATCTCATGCGCGCGGGGGGATATGACGGCAAGAACGCGATCGGAAGAATCCCTGGCGTCTATATCAACCGCTCGCGCCACGATTTGCTCCCAAAGCTTGATACCGACACGCTTCGAATGTCGATCCTGATTCCGATTCTGCTCTCGGACGTAAACTTCGCAACGAAGTTCCAATGCTTCTCAATCGTCTACGGCATTAACATCACGGGCGAGGGGATGAAGTTCTCTCCAAACGTGATTTGGAGCTTTAAGACCGATCCTAGTAACGATCAAAAGCCTGAGATCGGAACGATTAACCCGTCAGTTGATAGCGACAAGGCTTTGAATCTTATCAAGGCGCAGCTTGGCTTCTGGCTACAGTCTAGGAACATTAAGCCCGGGGCGATGGGCGATATCACGCCAGAGAACATGGCGTCAGGATTTGCCAAAGTGATTGATGAGATGGACACCTCGGAAGACCGCCAAAAGCAGGTGCCGTTTTTCATGACGGCAGAACAAGAGCTTGCCGACCTTCTCATGTACGGCATGCAGCCCTACTGGCAGCGGCAGCCAGGGTATAAGCTCATAAAGCAGGACTTCAGTCAGGGGTTAACGCTTACCGCACATTTCTCCGAGCAACGCCCGATGGTCGATTCATCGAAGGTGATCGATGACGAGATCAAACAGCTCCAACAAGCACTGACCACGAGAAAGCTTGCGATCAAGAAGATCAACCCGGATATGGATGATGCGGCGATTGATGTTTTGATCAAAGAGATCGATCAGGACAGGAAATCTTATCTTGCAGCAGTAGCGCAGACACCAAACTTAGCGCAACCAAATCCGAATGCTCAGCCTGCTCAAGGTGGAGTCTGATGCCCACACATAAACTCTTGAAGCCAGTTAAAGTGAGCAGTCTGTTTCGTAATGCAGTGATCGAACTCGTAATCCTGCGAGCGCCGACGGTTCGGGATTTCATCGGATTGGAATTCAGCGGAATAAAAGCACAAGAGTCCATGGTGGAATTGATTCGCCGATGCTCCAATCTGTCTAAAGAGCAGGTGCTTGATCTCGAAGTTCCAGACTTTGCAGCCTTATCTGAAGAGTTAAATAAGTTAATGTCGGGGCGTGGTTAATAATGAGCACCAAGTGGCAGAAGATCGATATCCCGATACCTGAGGGCTATACGCCTTCGGAGCGGCGTGCGATTGGCGAGGCCATTGTTGAGTTCATTCGCAAGCGGGTAAAAGACAAGAATCTCGATAAGAGAAACCACGAGCTTCCTGCCTATTCAAAAAGCTATGTGGAGAGTCTCAATTTCAAGATCGCAGGCAAGTCGAAAAGCGACGTTAACTTTACTCAAAGCGGCGATACGCTTGCGGCCCTGGACGTTCTTGAGACCGCGAACGGCATGGTTAGGATCGGCTGGGAACAAGGGTCAAAGGAGAACGCCATTGCTGATGGCAATATCCGTGGAACCTATGGGCATTCTCATCCTGTCGGTCCTAAGCGCGATATCTTAGGGCTCACCAAAAAAGATTTGAGCACGATCTTAAAAGAGTTCCCGCTTGATGATCAGGCAAAGCGCGATCACTTGCGAAGCTTTGGAGATGCGATCAGCTCGGGCCTTGATCTTTTCGGACCGCAGAAGAATCCGTCTCCTGTTCTTCCTACGTTGGGGGGAGAAGACGATGGCGGATAAGACAGAGAGAGTCAAAGAATTGGAAAAAAAGATCTCGGCACTCGAAAGAGAAATCCGGGAGTCAGAGCAGATCACGACCGATATGGCGGCAAAGATAAGCGCCACCAAGACTCAGCTTAAGCAGCTGCTGCACCAGCTGTCTCAGCTTCAGCCCAGGGAAATCGCCGTAACCGATCATGCTCTCGTCAGGTACGCCGAGAGATATCATGGTCTTCCCATGGAGCAGATTCGAGAAGAGCTCAGACAAAAGCTTTCTGGTGCAATTGGGAACATCAGGGTCGATGGATTTGTGATTAAGAACAATGCCGTGGTGACCTATCTGACGCCAAGTTCTGCGCGAGGGACGAATGGCGGATAACAAGCTCTCCAAATACACGACAGCTCTAACCCAGGCCTTCCGGGAGCTGATTCGGCCCAGCAACATGCGCAAGTACGGTGAGCAGGCCGCTGCGATGATCAAGCTTAGAACCAGACTCGGCCAAGGGGTTGAGCGCGATGGCGCGGAGAAGACCGCGCTTAAATCTCTATCTGATCGGTATAAAAAGCAGAGAAAAGCACTCCAGAAAGAGGGCAAGCTCAGTGATCAAACCTCGCCTGGAAAATCAAACCTAACCCGGACCGGCCAGATGCTCGATAGCCAAGGCGTGACATCGGTGGGCGAGGGCGAAGCATTCGTGGGTCCAAGCGGGACCCGTGATGATGGAAAGAAGAATGAGGACGTTGCGGCATATGTGACCTATGCAGGCAGGCCCTTCAACAATCTTTCCAAGATCGAAGTGAAACGAGTCAACGATGCGATCAAAAGCGATCTCAAAAAACTTTTGGCCCAAGCGTTGACAAAAGCAAGGAGATGAGGACACAATATGAGTACTGATCCAAAGAGTCCCGGTGGGACCGACGACAGCTCCGGTGGGGCTGGCGAAAACAAATCTAACAATTCGACTGAATCCAAGGACCAAGTTTCCTACGAGACCTATCAAAAGGTTTTGAAAGAAGCGAAGACTGCCAAAGACCGTCTTGCGACGCTTGAAGCTGAAGCGAAGAAGCGGGAAGAGGCTGATCTTGCGGCAAAACAAGAGTTTAAAACACTCTATGAGTCCGCAAAGGCTGAGGCAGACGATTTGAAGGCTAAGTATGAGACGCTGGACTCCGGCGTCAACAATACGATTAAACGCCATGCTTTCATGAAAAAGATTGGTGGCGAGATCAGTGAAGACTACTGGGGCCTGATCGATCTCTCGAAGATCGCGATGGATCCGGAGTCAAGAAAAGTCGATGACGCTTCAGTGGCAAGGTACGTCAAGGAGTTTGAGGCCAAACACTCACGACTCATTGAGCGTCCCGGCACCGGGAAACTCCCGAATGAAGCGCCACGCGGCGGAAGTACGACACTCTCCTATGATGAGTGGCTAAAGCTTCCTCTGAAAGAGCAGCAAGAGCGAATGAAGGACGTGGATCCTAAAACGCTCTGAAAATTTGAAGTAAACAAGATCTCGGGCTGTCGGTGACGGCCCACCAGGACCCCGGTGGGGAATCGGAACGATCGATTAACGATTGAACCTTTTTCCATTTGGGGGACTCTCATGGCCGTCACCGATTTAGCTCAAGTTACAAACCAAATCCAGAAGTTCTGGGCACCGATTTTCATGCCTGAGCTGAAAGCGACCGCTAAGCTTCCTGCTCTTGTCAGTCGCGATTACGAAGGTCAGATTCAGAACGAAGGCGACACGGTTTACGTCTCTCAGCTCATCATCCCTGACGCTCAAGAGCGCACGGTTGGAACCGATGCCGACACCTTCGACTCTTCTGCCCTGAGCACGGCTCGCGTAGCAGTCAATGCTGACAAGCGTATCGTCGTGGCAGTTGAGATCACCGACCTCGCGAAACTCCAGTCTCAGATCGGATCAAAGGACAGCGAGATTCGCACCGGACTCCTTCAGTCCTGCCAACGCCGCCTGAATAAATCTCTTTACTCCCTTGTCGCTCCAAGCGCATCGAGTCCTGATCACATTATCAACTCAGTGAGCTCGTTCGACGCAACTCAGGCAAGTGCTGCCCGCATGCGCGCTGCGCAGGCGCACTGGATGAAAAATAAGCCATGGTATGGCGCCTTGGATCCTTCCTACTACAACGACATGCTGAACGCCCAGACCTTGACTTCCAAGGACTATGTTGACGGCGAAGCTCCTGTCGTTGGCGGCGAGATCGCCAATAAGCGCTTCGGCATCAACTGGTTTGAGGACGACTCGCTTGCGACCGACCAGTCCGTGGTCTTCCACCCTGACTTCCTCTATCTGTGCATGCAAACGCAGCCGACATTCCAGCTGTCCAGCCTGCATGCTCAGAAGAAGTTTGGCTATCTGTTGTCCGTGGACTTCATCTATGGCGCGAAGCTCGGAATCGACGGCTCGAAGAAGCATCAGCTTATCGTGGCAGACAGCTCCGCAACGTCTGTCGTGATGGCCTAACGGTTAACTGAACGGATGGCTCCGTGATCAAGCTCATTAGCAACCTGGACGCACAAGAGCTTGAGAAAGAGCTCAATGATCTCGGGCCATCCGCTCAAATCGTCGCAATCTACTCGATCCAACAAAAACATTTTGCCTGGGTGAGACTTCCTGAGTCTCCAAAGGCTGAGAAGAAAGGGAAGAAATAATGGCTGCCGTATCTAATGCAAAAACTTCTGGCGCAGGCTGGAGCGGAAAAATGGAAATCTGTGAAGTCACCTACGACTACTCTGTCGATGGTGGCGCCGCGGGCGCTCTCGATCTCTTCACTGCTGATGCAGACCTCGTGATTCATCGAGTGACCGCAAAAGTCGTGACCGCCGTAACTTCCGGTGGTGCTGCAACGGTTGAGGTCGGCAAGTCGGGCGATACCGCAGGACTCGTGGCCCAGACCGGCAAGGCATCCTTGACTGCTGGAGTTGTCGTCGATTCCAAAATCGGCGGCTACAAGCTCGCTTCTGGCGCCAAGATCATTCAAACGATCGGCACGGCGGCGCTCACCGCTGGGAAGATCAAGTACTTGATCGAGTACTCGAAGTTCTAAGCTTTGCCCGCGAGAGCAAACGCTGGGTTCGGGCGGGAGTGAATCTCCTCTCTCGTCCGGACTCATCTGAGGAGATAGAGAGTGCTTCATAACAACCGAGTACTGCTTAAAACAGCGTCGCTGACCGACCTCTCGGTGGATCTCAGTGAGATTCATTCGAATGCGCCTGTTATTGCGTTAACAACCGCTGGCGCTCTTTATCTCGGATCAGATTTTCCGTTCAACCATCGCTATATCGAGGTCTCAACGCCAAACGATCAGACGGCACGCATATCGGTGAGCACCTGGAGCGGAACGTCATGGGTTCCTGTTGCTGAGGTCATCGATCAGACGGCGGTGAACGGTGTGTGTCTCGCGCAATCAGGAATCCTGTCATGGGTTCCTGATCGTGACGCGTCCTCATGGTCACGTCAAGCCAAGTCCGCTGACATGTCTGATCTCTCGACCACGAAGATCTATGATCTTTACTTGGTAAAAATTACAGTGAACGCGGATCTAAAGAACACGACCGCAATCAAGTATGTCGGGCATAAATTCTCAACGGACGCGCATCTAGGCGTTGAGTACCCGGAGCTTGTGCGCTCTGACATCATGACCGCTTTTGAGGCCGGTAAAACGGATTGGCTCAAGCAAACGATCTCAGCCGCTGAATACATCATCCAGGAGCTTAGAGAAAAAGGCGTACTGATTTCTCCTGATCAGGTGCTGGATTGGACGCTGTTTCAAAAAGCGTCGATCCATAAGACCGCTGAAATCATTTACACACCATTTGGCGAGGATCGGGCAAAAGATCGCGCGGTAGCTGCGGCCCGCTACGCGAAGTCCATCGATCTTAAGGCCTATAGCGTGGATCAAAACGCGAATGCAGCGCTTGATGAGTGTGAGAAACCCATTCTGTCGAGGTTCTGCGGAAGATGAGCACGCGGATCTCCTCAGCATACGATCAGATGATCGCAAGGATCGCGGCGGTGCTCACAAGCCACGCGAGGCTTCCGAACGCCTATGCGATCGAAAAGAACATCGAGCCGCATCTTGCGCTGGGCTATGCGGTCGCAATTGGTCCGGCATCTGGAAGCAGGCTGAACGCCGGGCAGATGATCATCAGGCGCGAGTTCTCGGTCACGATCACTAGGCGCTTTCAAGCACTTCAGGCCGACGCATCAACGAAGGCCACGGCTGAAAAACAACTCATGGAAGACCAGATGCTGGTCATCAAGGACTTTGAATCCAACTCAACGCTTAACGATCAAGTCACGATGATTAGTTACGTGAGCGATTCCGGGATCGGCACCGTCTTCACCGATAAAGGCCAGTTTTTGATTTTAACCACAACCTTTCAGGCTCAGTACTTAGAGCCGCTGACTTAACCAGGGGGAATGAAAAATGGCAGAGCAAACCAGAAACTCAGTCATGGCGATCATGGAAGAATCGACGGAAGGAACGCCAGTCATTCCATCGGGCGCCACGGACTTCGTGGCTCTTCAAGACGGCTTTAAGCTCTCGCCATCGTTTAACGTGCTTGAGAGCGCTGAGATACGGGCTTCGATCGGTAAGGCCAAGCCGATCACCGGTCTTGAGAGTCCTAAGGCGTCCTTTAATCACTATCTCAGGCACTCCGGCGTTGAGGGCACGGCGCCAAACTATAAGAAGCTTCTGAAGGCCGCGTTTGGAACCGAGACCGTCAACGGCACCCAATACACCACGGCATCTTCTAGCTCTGTGAGCGTTGTTAAGGTTGGAACCGGAAATGGCGCAAACTTTACGCGCGGCCAAGCCCTATTGGTCAAGGACGGGACGAACGGATACTCTATCCGGCCAGTGCTCTCGGTATCAACCGATGACCTAAATCTTGGGTTTAACCTCGCAAACGCACCGGCATCGGGAATCGGTCTCGGTAAGGCCGTCATGTACTCGCCAGCCAACTCCGGTCACCCAACGCTCTCGGTTTGGGAATACCGCGGCAATGGCGGCGCGATTGAAATGATCGCAGGCGCGCGCGTGACCGAGATGGGACTCGACATCAAGGCAGGCGATCTGATCCAGGGCTCATACTCGCTTGAGGGCGTGAAATACCACTTCAATCCGATCAACATCACGTCATCGACCAAGTACATCGACTTCTTGGATAATGCGACAACGCGCGCCGCAAGTATTACGGCAAAGGTTTACCGCGATCCAATCGAGCTTGCGACCGCAATTCAGGACGCGATGAACGCACTTGGTAGCTCGAATACCTTTACCTGCACCTACAGCAGCTCGACCGGCAAGTTCACGATCACATCCACAGGCTCAACGCTTACGATGAAATGGAACACGGGATCCAATACCGCAAACTCCATTGCGTCCAAGATTGGCTTCTCAACGGCTGCGGACTCGACCGGGGCTTTGACCTATACATCGACTACGGCACAAAGCTGGGCAGCGCCTTACACGCCAAGCTATGACAGCGCGGATCCGCTGGTTGCAAAAGATAACGAAGTCCTTTTGGGCGGCGCAACGGATACGACAGCATTCTCTGCGTCGAGCCTATCGTTTAAACTGACCGACAATAAATCCAATATCCTGGATATCTCGGCAGCCTCTGGCGTGTCGGGCTCAGTGATCAATCAGCGCCAGGTCTCGGTTGATGTCACCGGCCTTCTCACTCGCCACGAAGCCGACAAGTTCAAGCGCTTCCGCGCAAACGATGACACCTCGTTTCTGTTTAACTTCGGAACGAAGTCAGGCGGTAACTGGCAAGCCGGTAAATGCGGATGCCTCTATATCCCGACCTGCACGATCTCAAACTTTGAGCTCGATGATCTCGACGGCTTGGTCGTCGTCAAAATGACGCTCAACGGATTCGTGGATTCTAGCGGTAATGGCGAAGTTTATTTGAACTTCGTTTGATCGAAAAACTAAGGAGATAGGAAAGTGACAACGATTCAATTTGTTCCAGAGGTCTGTAAATCCGAAGGCGATAAGGCCGCATCCTTTGAGGGTCACGTCGTGATTCAATGCCCTGACTTCGATCAGCGCTATGGGCTGATCGAGAAGGCAGGCTTTGAGATGGACGCCGACGGCAAAATGCTTTCTGGCGCAAAGCAGCTTCCAGCGATCAGAAAAGCGGTCAAGATCGTAAAAGAGATGGACCTCATCAAGGAGGTCGCGCTCAAAAAGCTTGCCGATGCGTCTGAGTTTAAAAGCTTTGAGGACCTGACTTTTGATCCGGATTGCGACCCGATTCTGATCGAGCTCGCCATGCAGGTGATGAACGGTTTTAGGCCCTCAAAAAAGTAGAGGCCTTGATCAAGGCCCAGGTGCGGGCCGCATTCAAGGAGATTCCGTTTACGAACGAGGCCGCACCGCTTTTGGCCGAGTTCAACCAGAGGCGCAGGCTTGCGAAGATGGGCTACCACTTCGACATTCGGCGCCTGAGCGCATGGAAGGCAGACTGCTTTGTTCTGATTGATTCCGAGATTGATAGGCTTGAGTGCGAAGAAATGAACGCAGGGAAGGGGGGCAGATAAATGGCAACAGAAGATGTCGGCTTAAAGATCGCCTTAGACGTGTCTGGTGCTCTAAAGTCCCTCAATAGCTTTGCCGCAGACTCAAACAAGAGCCTCAACTCTATCGAGAAATCCTTTAATTCGATCAACACTGTCGCAAAGGCCGCGTTCGCCTTTCTGAGCGCACGCGAACTTGTCCGAGGCTTTGAGGCCATTACAAGCGCTGCAGCCGAGAGCGAGGCCGCGACAACCAAGATGGAAGTCGCCCTAAAGCTTGCCGGCGACTACTCGGCGTCTGCTGCAAAGGGGTTTGAAGACTTTGCGTCCCAGATGCAACGCACGAGCACTTATACGGACGAAGCCGTTCTTAAGAGCGTTGCTCTCTCGAAAACGTTTGGAACGACGAATGAGCAGACAAAGAAGCTTGTTCAAGCCGCTGCTGATCTCGCTTCTGTTACAGGAGTTACGCTTGATGAGGCAGTTACTAGCCTTGGAAAAACCTTAGATGGAACTGCAGGAAGGCTGAACGAACAGGTTCCCGCCTTGAAAAGCATGTCTGCAGCACAGCTTCAGGCAGGGGCCGCGATTGACTATGTGGCGACTAGATTTAAAGGCGCTGCAGAGGCTGCATCAAACACCTATGCGGGCTCCATTATTAAAGCAAAGAACGCCTTCGACGATCTCCTCGAGTCATTGGGCGGATACATTACTCAAAATGCGTATGTTCTTGCAGCCATTAAGGGCTCGACTGGTCTCTTTCAAGAGCTAGGAAAAGTCCTAAAGGATAACGATGGTACACTGAGGTCAATGGCCAAGACTGGCGTTCTTGCGCTTGTGAACTCGATCGGTATCCTCATCCAGTTCGTCGAAATTCTTGATAAGGTGCTTACGTTTGTTGTCAATACAATCCAGACCGTAATCAGGCACTTTACGGTTCTACCTCAAGTGATCTCAGCCGTAGTCAAAGGCTTCAAGGATATGGACTTCGACAGTCTCTTTAACCTTGAAGAGAAGTTCAACAAGGACACTGAAGCTCAAAATAAGCCGCTTGAGTCAAGGATCCAAATCTATGATTCTCTCACAGCGGCGATTGCAAATTACTCGGTAGAAATCGAGAAGAGCGCGGACAAGCAAGTCTTAGCATCTAAAAAGGCATCAGACGCAATTCAGAATCAAATCAAAGCAATCGAACGGCTCTCGGCTGCGCAACGAGAACAGTTCCTAAGCGCGGT